AAGCTCAGTTGTGAAGACGCTGGCCACCCGCAGCACGAGGTATGGAAAAAGCGCAGTAAGATGTAGGTGAACGTGTTGGTTGCCTAATTAATTAGACACCCGACAGACTTACCTCCAAGTCGCAGTTGCCCACTCTGTAAAAGTGAGAGGTTCGTCACCTTTAAAAGACTGTAAACGAAAGGAGTGACATATGGCAGACGAAGTAGAGCCTACGGCAGTAGACGACACGACCGATGACACAAGTCTCGAAGAGATGGACTTTTCATTCGACGACTTAGCCGATGAATCTACCGAAGAGACCGAAGAGCAATCTGAGGAAACAGAGGAAGAGGCCGAAGAGTCAGAAGAGGAAACTCAAGAGGAAAGTTCCGAAGAGGAACAAGAGACCGAAGAATCTACCGAGGAATCGGAAGAGACAGAGGAAACAGAAGAGAAGCCTGATGTAAAGTCAGCCGAAGAGCAGAAACGTCTAAATAACGAAGCTGCACAACGGCGAATCGCAGAGCGAGCTGAAAAGGAGAAGTTACGCAAAGAAGCGGAGTCTAAGTACCTAGAGCAAGCAGAAGACGACAAAGACTTAGCACTACGCCAACTTCAACTAGATGCCTATAACAATAAAATTGAACGGAACTCTGATCGACTAAAGACTGGCATTGACCGAGCTTTAGCAGATATTGACCTGTTCAGAGAAGGTTCACCAGAGGTTAAAGAATATTTAATCTCAAAGGTAGACGAGTTTGAGAAACTATACGTTGAATACTCATCAACTGGTGACCCTGTAGACGTTAAGGCTGACGTATATGAATATTTACAAAAAGAAGCAGACACTATACGGAGGCTTGTAGATGTCGGCGTTCGGAAAAACGCAACGGATAAGCAAAAGGTGAAAGCCAAAACTATCCCTCGCCCATCGAAGACACCAAAAGAACCTAAGGTAGACCCAGACCTCGCCGCATTTGACGAAGAGGTTGCAAGATACCGATAACCGTATAAGACTGCGAGCCTAACAAGGCAGAAAGATAACCATAATGGCTATTAACGCAGCAACAAAGTTTGCGTCAAAGACTTCTGACTTACTATTTACAGAACGAAAGACACAACTTGTTACAAACCAAGACTACGACTTTGACGGAGTAGAGACTGTAAAGATCTACACCCTCTCGGACCCAACAATCGGTAACTACGACCCATCAGGTGGTGCTAACCGATACGGAAACCCTACTGAAGTAGAAGACACCGTACAAACCTTTACACTAAGCCGTGACCGTGCATGGACAAAGACGATTGACAAGAAAAACGCTCAGGACACTATGATGATCCGTAAGCCAGCGAAGTACCTTGCTCAAGCGACTCGTAACGTCCTTGTACCTGAGATCGACACCTACATCATTGCAGCTATTTGTACTGCTGGTGCTACCTACAACCGTGACGACATCGTTGCGGATGCAGCTACCACAGCAGCAAACGCTTACACTAACTTTACAGACATCGTTGCGGACATTGTTGACAGTGACGGCCCAAGCGAAGGCCTTATCGCCCTAGCTACGCCTGCATACGTTGCGAAGTTGAAGCAAGCATCACTATTCGACAGTTCAGACCTAGGTCTTAAAGACCGAAAAGCTGGTGTTGTTGGCGTGATTGACGGTGTTAAGATCGTTAAAGTACCAAGCTCACGTTTCCCAGCTAACACTGACCTCGTGATCACCCACCCAATGGTTACTGTCGCACCTGAGAAGTTGATTGACTACACACTACACGAAAACCCACAGGGTGTTTCAGGTCAACTACTTGAATACCGCCACCGCTACGACGCGTTCATTGACGTGAACAAAATCAACGCAGTTGGTATTCACAAAACAGCTTAGTTAGGATTTACGTCTTCTATTTAGGTAACTAATTTAAGGAGAATAAAATGGGACTAAATATAGAACAAATAACAGAGATTCAGTTAGCCGCAGAGTACAACACGTTAAAGCGAATACGCGAAGCCCAAGAGCAGAAAGAATACAAGGAAACCCTTGCAGACAAGATCGCCGAAGCTCGCACTCGCAATAGCGCTAAACCTGCAAAAGAAGCTGCTGAACCTAAGAAAGGTTAATACATATCATGCCAAGCATTGATTTAAGTGGCTTCGGTCACCAAGAAGCAGTCGCAGTTACAGGTGCTAAAACACTTGAAATCACTGACCAAGGAGTTGTCCAGAACGTTACAGCAAGCGCAGTTATCACACTACCATCAACGGTTGTGGGTTACTCGTTTACTGTCCGCGTTGGCGCACCTGGTCTTACTGTAGCTGTTAGCCCTGCTGCCCTCGACTTGATCGCTGGTAACGGCTTTACCGCTGCTGACGACAAAGACTTGCTCTTCACGAACCAGCCTGCGGGTAGCTACGTTACTATCGTCGGTAACGGTACTACTGGTTGGAACGTTACTGCTGTTAGCGGTACTGCAACACGAGAAGCATAGTATAATTAGGCTTAACAACCCCCTCTCAGAGATGGTGTCGCACAAGGTTGCCAGAACATCACGAGAGGGGGCATGCAGCCCCTAAACATAAAGGCAATATATGGATCAATTTGGTAAAGTCAAACAAGCAAGAGATCAAAGACTCCACAAAGAGGCTGAGACTATCCGACACGAGGAAGTTATTACTCAGTCAATTCAGACGCAAGAAACTATTTTGCGGGCTTTTTCATCTTTTGTAGACTACTTAGATAACCGAGTTGGTAAGACCGAAGTTGTCAATCAGCTCAAGACTATAGGTACACCTGATGCCTTCCGAGTCGTAGATGCACTTAACTCTCTACATGAAACACTCAAGACTCACGAGAACACTGACCTTACTGAGGTAACGGCTATTATGCAAGCCGTTCTTGACGAAGCAAAGCAGATACCAAAAGAACTACCGCAGCCAAAAGACATCGTTATCCCAGAAGCAGTAGACTACTCTAACCAGTTTAAAGCAATGATTGGTGCAGTAGAGTCGCTTGAAGAAGCAGTAAAAGCCCAGGAAACCACCGTACAAGCGCCTGTAGTGAATGTTGACGCTCCAATAGTAAAAGTAGACGCGCCTGACTTAGAACCACTTGAGAAGGCTTCTAAAGAGCTTTTAAGTGCTATTAAAAGTATAGCAATACCAGCACAGATTAAGACTGACATTGAACCATTGCTTAAAGAGCAGAAAAAGACAAACAAATTGCTTGAAGAACTACCGTTTGGTGGAGGTGGTGGGGGCGGTTCTATTGTATCTAATCCAGTTTTTACGGAGAGATACGATTACAACGACTCGACTACTATCTACACAGCAACCGCGCCAGTGGGTACGTCTGATGGTTCAACAGGCTGGACAATAACAAAATATAATCTTACTGACACTAATGACGCTAGTGGTAAAATAGCAACAGACGTGTCGTGGGCTAACCGAGCGTCAGGAGCTTACTCATAATGGGTTTTCAAGTTGTTAAATTATTAGATTCGTTAAGTCCAACCATTATTACTGGTGGACTTGTTCCCCGCGGAGCGTACAACGCAGGCACAGACTACACCGTGGGGGACTCCGTAGACTACAACGGCTCAAGCTATGTTATGTACGTAGACGCTACTGCTGGAACGCTTCCAACAGATACCACCAAGTGGCAGGTGTTAGCCGAAAAGGGCGACCAGGGTGATCCAGGAGACCCAGGAGAAGGTGTTGCAACTGGCGGTACGGCCAACCAGGCACTTACCAAGGTAGACGGTACTGACTTTAACACCCAATGGGAAACAATAGACAAAACATTCGTAGGCCTACCCGACGTAGATAATACCTCGGATTTAGACAAGCCTATCTCGACAGACACACAGACCGCATTAGACGCCAAAGAACCCACAATTACCGCTGGTACGTCTGCTCAATACTGGCGTGGCGATAAGTCGTGGCAAGCACTTGATAAGGCAGCCGTTGGCCTTAGTAACGTAGACAATACTTCTGACGCAAACAAACCCGTCTCAACCGCACAGCAAAGCGCCTTAGACCTTAAAGCAGACTTAGCTTCACCAGCCCTCACAGGCAGCCCTACAGCCCCTACGCAGACTGCAGCAGACAATAGCACCAAACTAGCTACCACAGCCTACGCAGATGCAGCAGCAGACGCAGCCGTCACGGCAGACGTTATCCATGTTCTAAAAGCAGGGGACACAATGGGCAAGCTCGTCATCCAGCCATCAGTTGATCCTGTGAACGGCGCTCTGCGCGTTATTCAACGAATCGACGATCTCCATAATGGGATTTCAATAGTCAACGCAGCCGTCACATCTTCGGCACGTTTATATGTCACTGGGACGACCTTTGTATTATCAAGCAACGGAAATGTCATAAGCCAAGACGTAAACGGCCGCCTGGGTGTTGGAACGTCGTCTCCTACAAGTGGTATCACGGTCAACTCAACGCAAGCTGCAACAGGTATTACGCTCTATAACACAGCAGATCAGACAACTAACTATGAACGAGTAAGGCAGTATTGGAACTCCAACGTGTACACAATACTAGGTGAAGCGGCTGGCACTGGTGTAAGCAGGGCTATCCGAATTGCAACGGTGGGGAATACGTTTGCCCTAAACGTTAACACAGCTTCTACCAGCGGAATAGTCAGCGTTACTGGCTCTAGTGGCCTTCCTGGGGGTATTGGCTTTTTTGTTACTCCGTTCTTTACTGCCACGAGCGGAGTTCAGGCCGCAATAGCGACAAACCCTACTGTTAACCAAACATCAACCGCTGGCTACACCGCTATCCTCGCTAACGTCACGGAGACATCTACAGGCTCAGGAGCTAAAAACCTTCGACCTTCAAGTTAACAGCTCGTCGCTAATGAACGTGGACAACACCGGTCAGGTAATTTCACAGGCAAGGTTCAGGACAAACCTTGGCCTTGTTAACAACTTGACACTAAACAACGCGCAGTTTAACACCGCAACGGCTGGCCCTAACATTGTCCGTAACGTAGCCGATGCAAACCCAGCCCTATTCGTTAACCAACAAAACGCAGGCAGCACTGGCGACCTACTACAACTCAAGATGGCGGGTACAACGCTATTCTCGGTAGACTACACGGGACTAGCAACTTTTGTTAACGACGCTGTTGTTCCAGACGAAGCTTACGGAGCTGGCTGGAGTGGAAGCCTCGAAGTACCGACTAAAAACGCTCTGTACGACAAGATAGAGACTATGGGCGGCGGGTCAGCAGACTACAAATACTACGTGGCAATGGGTGGTTATATATAATGATTAGCAGTATAATACAAGTAACAATTAAGGAGAAATAATATGGCAGTAACGCCAACCCCAATCTTTGGACAAACACCACAGCGAAACGGTAACGTTTGGACGTCTTCAAGCACAGCAAACACTCGTAACGATGGCGTTGGTACTATTGGCACTAGCATGCTACTTCTGTTTACAGCGGGTGCTAACGGTGCTTACGTAGACCGCATTAGGCTTCACCCTGTCGGATTAACGGCAGCTACAGCGACAACCGCAACTGTCGGGCGTATTTACCTATCTACGATCGCTTCTGGGGCTACTACAGCAGCAGATACTCGTTTGTGGCAAGAAGTTGCCCTACCCGCTCAGACAACGGCTCAGACGACCACAGCAACCGTCCCTATCGACATTCCTGTAGGTATTCGTATTGCAGCAGGTGATGACATTCTGTTC